TTGCTTTCTTTGTGCTAGTTCAGCTTTATGTCCAACACTAATATTTTCTAATAGCTTCATATAGTATAAGGTAACTTTTGGTTCTTGTATTTGGTAAGTATGGAACAAAAACTCAATGTTATTCCAGCTTTTACCCATATAAGAGCCTGACATCCCTTCGTACCTGTCTTCAAGAAATCCATATAGAAAAAATGCCACTTGAACTTCCGCAGGAAAACCTGAGACTTCAAGTGGCATCTTTTGTGGATCAGGCTCTTCCCCTAATTGCTCGCAAATAGATAGATACTTATCTAAATCTATTTGATCAGATTGTTTTACATAGCGTTCAAGTAGTGAATTTATTTCTTCTACTTGTTCCCAGTAAAATTTTCTAATTCACTCACCGTTTCTGTGACCCAAGTATCGAAGTCACCTGAGTTTCGCATAAGAAGCTCAGCATTATCAGTAGTGTAGGCAAGTGTATCATTAGGGTCAAAAGCTGCAACATCAACCAAAAGAAGCTCTTCTAAGTATTGATATTTAAAGCCTTCCCAATTTTTAATAACAGCCTTACAGTACTCTAGTAAGAATTTGTCTTCGTCAAGAATCTCTTCGGGCTGACGAGTTTTTTTACTAAATTTAGTTGTTACGCATTTTTTACGAAGATTAACTAGCTCTTCTCGTGCTAAATAACAAAGATCTACGGTCATACCCTTGTAGCCTGGAAAATCTATTGTTACGGTTTTGCTAGGAGTCATGAGGCTCGCTAATGAAACGGGTGTGTCTGTCATGTTATATCCTTAATTGTCTGTTTAGTGGAAACAAAACAGGGATGAAAATTCATCCCTGCTCTGATTTTCTATTACATAGTATAGTCCAAAAGACCTCCTATGTCAAGAACTTTTTTTACGCTGCTGTTACACCTTTGTATACTATAGTTGCTTCATCAGCTGCTGTAATAGTAGTAGGTAACGCATGGAAAGAAGTCTCAATTGAAATAACATCTTCAATAGAGTGCGATGGAATCTCCAAGTGACAGGTAGGTAGGGTTATCTGAAGATGGGGGCCTACAGGGGTTGCCGCAGCTGCACCACCAATATCAAACACTAAGTTAAAGTCATTTGTTATCACACTTGTAGAGCTTGCTAAATCTTCGAATAAATCAGAAGATGCAGTAGCAGTGTTACTCAAATAGCAGGTAAAGCTTCCACCAATAGTACGATTACCCGTTACATGACCAATAGGTGCGTTTACTGCGCCCAAAGTCTCTGGAGTCAAGTATGTAATATTATTTTCGAAACTAATAGTACCACCTGTAAGAGTAAGAGCATAAGAAGTTACAATATTACCAGCTGCTGTAGCAGTAGCTGTCAGAGTAGTTAAACGGTTACGAATAAAGTTATTAGTAGCAAGTAGAGCTTCTGATATAGTTACAGTAGGTTGGGTTCCTTCATCTGTAATGATTTTAGCAAAGCCTGACCAGTTAATAGTAGCAATACCATCAATATCAAAGTCAATACTGGCTGAGTTAACTACTGAACCTGCAAGTTTGTATACTTGGTGAGTTCCAGAATTATAAGTACCTGCTCCCATTATAAAGAAAATATCGAGTTCTTGTAGTGTAGAAGTGTTAGAGTCATTAAAGTCAATAGTACAAGCCCCTGCCGTGTTGGCTACACTAGCCGACCAGGAGGAGTTAGCATTTGCGCCGCCGTCTGTAAAGTTAGACTTACTAACTAAAGCAGCCCATAGGCACTCTTCTACAGCGTGCATGGCTGCTGAAGTACCATCCCATCCATTGGATGCATCTACTGTGGACTTAAAAGGCCGTGCGTAAGTTGAAAAAGACCATTCTGCTGGTGCTACCGAGTCGTTGAACATCTTACGACCTCGACGTGAACCTGCTGATGATTCCATTTCTTGCAGAGTTACCTCTGAAGAGTTTGTTGCTTGAGAGAACGAGAAACCATCTAGTACTGGAATCTCCCATGCAGTTGTGCCGTCTGACACAACTACCTTGGTGTCTCTACTAAAAAATAAGTCATTTGCCATAGTTAATCTCCTATGTTATCCTGAAAAGACATGGACGTGAACGTTTGTTCGTGCCAGCATTTTCTAATATCGAACCTCTACGAGCATTTCTGCTACTCCTAGTGGCTCAAGTACACCTTCATCAGTATCAATACTAATAATAGTGATTTGTTGTGTATATTGATCAGCATTATTGCGATCTTTATACCTAAGTCTTGAGTTTTCTTCTAATACAGTCTCTACATCCTCTAATAAAGCATCTAAGGCTGCTACTGAGTCTTCTTCTTTTACATAACAGCGAATAGTTAAAGATAAATACCTATCTTTGTAGCCTCCACCTTGATACTGTCTTGTTTCTGAACCTGCATTCAAATGTATTGCAGGGAATTCTTCAACCTCATCCCAGAACTTAAGGCGGGGCGATACATTTTGGTCTAAATTAGATAAGAAGTGTCCAGTGCCATCAATATCTTTCAAAAGATCTACGAGACTTTCTACGATACCTAGTCTGCGCGTTGTATACTGTCTTTCTCCCATTATGTTCTCCTAGTGTAAAATCTTCCCGTTGCTGTCGTTGCGGCTAGTTCTCGTATAGACTTATCAATTAATTTTCTTGGGTCTCTGTATTCATTAGACCAGTTACCTGAACTACCGTCTTCGAACACTTGGTAAGGATCCCTTTGATAAGTATAGCCAATGCTGGGGAAACCTTCCGGTGTTATCATTATATCGGTAACTTTTACACTTTGTGCAAATCTTCCTGTTCTATTCTCTAATCTAGGAGATGTCATGTTCTTTCTTACAGTATCCGGTAGTTTTTTATTAAGCATTACTATCATTGCTAAAGGGCTGCTAGAGACTCCTTTGTTGGCTGCTTTTCTTCTGCGAGTATTCTTGCTTCCTTTACTTCCAAGAGAGCTAGAGGTACTTGCTTTTCCACCCTTTGGCTTTTTACCTATTAGTCCCTTATGAGAAGCTACAATGGCAGTGTCAAAGCCTATCAGTTTAACACCTTTTTTACCTTTTAAAGTAGATTCAAACTGCTTTAATATCATTTTTTGTCGCTTGCTTATAGAAGAGTCTGAGCCTTCTACTTCTGCAAATTCTACACCTATGCTTTCTACCATATTTGTTATGGTTTTATTTAGATGCAATACTTCCTCTTTATTATTTCTGTTGAATTCTTTACTCTCAAATTTAACACGTACTATATCTATCGGAGGTCCATCATCATTTTTCTCTATAGACCATTCTAAAGAGGCCAGGGCTTCTTTTATTGCTTGAGTCAAAGCGGCGTCAGCCTTTCCTCCTGAGCCTGTAGTTACTGCAAAACGATTTATCGTATTTGTTACTGATGCTAATCGCTGTGCTGATACAGAAGAGCCTCCTTCGTGTCCAATATCTAGAAAGCTTTTTCCTTGTTTAGTAGAATTATATTTATCATAAGCGCCGGAGTTTTCTATTTTTAATCTAGCCGCTAGATTTTTATTCATTACTTTTTGTTGTGCTTGCTTTACTTTTTTGAAAGCATTAAAGATGCTTGCACTTTTACCTGGCTTAGGCACTAGAGAGAAACTAAAACTTGTCTGGTCTCCTATAATTTCTGTTACTTCTACCCATTTGCGTCCTGAAGGGTCAAAATTAGAAACACCTTTACCGTTGCTACCCGCAATAGCGGTATGCATCTTACTTGTAAAGTCTAAAGCTTCTTTTTCTATAAAGGCTACTAAAGAGGAATCTAGTTTATCAATATTTAGTAAAGCTATAAACTCTTTTTGTATCTCTAAGGATATATCTGCGTGGTCTACTGTTATCCCATGAATTAATCTGTTGCTTTTAAAGTTTCTATAATCCGTGGAGGTCTTTTCAACACCTTGTATTATTTCAACAAGTAGAGCATCTAAGCTCGCCTTGGCCATTAGTAGTTTTTATACAAATCCAGAACCCGTTTAATATGGTCTGGAAAGCCTACATTATCACTTTGACTGGAAGTACTGTTATTTGCAGTACTTGCGCCTTGCATAGTCTGACGAGCTTTATGCTCATCTTTATGGTAGTAAGTGACTAAATCAATTACTGCTAACTGTAAGTCGGCAGGGCAAGAAGTGTATCCTGCGGTATATATAACCTCTACCGCCCCCGGTCCCATAGGGTAGGGAGTGTATCCATTTGAACCGTTAGATCTAAATACACTATCAGTTCCTAGGTCTACATAGTAGTCAACATTAACAGTTAATGTTTTGTATGAGTCCGCTATACCATTACGCTCTTTCACAGAAACTACGGTGAGCAGAGGGCTTTCTGACAATTGAATAGAAGTAACACTATAGTGGTTATTAAAGTATTCTGTTTTATTTGTAGAGGTGTAGTCTACAAACGAGTTATTACAATAAGTTTTTACTAATTGACTCACTGACGTTATAATAGTATTGAGACGAGAATCATCCTTCGAACTTTCGATTTTCCCCGAAGTCTTGTATTCGTCTAAAGTTATTAAATTTGCCATAAGTCTATAAGTCCATTAGTAAAAACTCGGGGGCGAACCCCCAAGTCTTATTACTCTTCTACAATTAAGATGCAGCGTATTCAATACGAACTGAAGGAAGGTCGCCAGTAGCGCCTGCAAATAGCTCGGTGAATCCAAGTGATTGAGCAGCAACAATAGCAGTACGCTGGTTTGCAGTCTCATACTCGCTTTCAATACTAACATTGCGTAGACGTGGCACAACGTAGTTGTGGACGTTAACAGCAATAGCAGCAGTCTTGTTAGCAGCACGTGCAAAGTGGTCAGAGATAACAACAGGAGAACCGTAAACAGATCCCATGGTACCCTGTACCTTAGCAGCTACATCAGAACCAACTTCACTGATATCAGAGAAAGCAGGATCATTTACTAGGTTGTAGTACTCTTCCATGTTGACGATGTAAGCAACGTCAGCAGGATTGATACCATACTTACCCATTTCGCCACGAGCGGCCATCAACATAGCAGCAGTAAGGTTCGCAGAACCGTTAACAGCTAAGTCAGTTACACCAGCAGAATCAGCAGCTAAGAAAGAACCAGCTCCGTCAGTACCAGCGCCGCCACAAAGACCTACGATTGAAGCATTACCAATAGTGAAAGCACCGTCAATTGCACGAGCGTGAGCACGAGCTAGGGCAGACAAGATCATTGGCAAGATAGTTACAACAACTTGCTCGTCAGTATCAGCACCGATATAAGTACCAGAGATAAGACGCTTAGCGAGTGCAGTTACTTCACGTAATTCAAACTCGTTAGCAGCTACTTGGGTACGGTTTTCTAAGATACCGTCGCCAATTCCGCCTGAAGAGAATGTTGCAAGGTTAGTGTCATCCATCAAAGGAAGTACAGTTGCACCAGAATTAACAGCTAGCTCTTTAAATAACTGAGCAACTTTTTGGTTAAGTTTAACTTCTTCTTCAAAAGTAGTTGAAACGATAGTATCTAAAGTACCAGCGTTAGTGTCAAACTGAACACCTACTTTTTCTTTAAGGTCTTGAGCAAAGTTAGTGTTCCAGCCTTTGCCAGTGATTTTACCAAGTACAGAAGCATGGAGGAATTCCTTGCCAAACTTAGTTAGATCGCTGCCACGGTTTTGGAAGCTTTTCTTGCTGTTTTGCATAGCTTCGATTTCGACAGATTTCTCGTCAAGGTCCGCTTTGTGTTGTGCTAGAATACCAGCAATGTCTGCGTCTTTAGCAGCCATTTTGCTTTCCATGTCAGCCATTAACTGCTCAACGCCAGACTGAATACCAGTCTTAACTTTGATGTTTTGTGCTTCGATGAAAGAGGCTTGCTTTTCAGCTTCGGCTTTCTCAGCTGCTTTTTGCTCGGCTTGCTTCATTGCGATTTTAGCAGCTGTATCTTCAGCTACCTTCTTTGCAAAAGCTTCCAAGT